GGCAAGATCGCCGCGACCAACTCCCCGATCTGCGGGGCGAGCTCCTCGAGGATCTGTGCGAACTGGTCGACAAACAGAGTGATCAGTTGAACGACAAGCGGAACAAGTTTCGCGATCGCTTCGCCGAGTTGCCCACCCAACGTCGACGCCAACTGCACCAGCACCGGCGACAGTTCCTGAAAGATCTGGACGAACGCTTCACCGAGCCGCGCTAGCGGCTCCTTCAACTGTTCGAACACCGGCCTGAGTTGTTCGAGGACCGGCTGCAACGCCTGCACCAACGCGTCGATCACCGGAGCGATCGCTTCCATCAACCCTTGGAAAATCGTTCCGAGGGTCTGCAGGATCATCATTAGCGGGCCGGGCGCTTCTGCCGTCCCGACGAACACGGTGATCAGCTGGGCGATCAGTTCAACGAGCGGGGTGATGACCGGCACCAACGACGCGACGACCGTGGACACAAGCTCGGCGATCGTGCCGATCAGCGGCGAGATCGCAACCGCTAGCTGGCCGATCGCTCCGATCAACGGCATCAACGCGATCAGCGTGTTCCCGAACGCTCCGGCGATCTGCCCGATCACTGGCGACAGTTGCTGAAAGATCGGCGCGAGTGTTTGCACCAACGTCGCGCCGACCGTCCCGAGCTGCTCAAGGATCGGTTGCACTACCGGCAACAACGCCGAGATCGCCTGGCCGAGCACCGGGGCGAGTTGCGCCAACGCCGGCGCTAACGTCGCCGCGATCTGCGGCATCACCGACCCGAGCGTGGTCGCTACCGCGTCGATCGCTGGCAGCAACGCCGTCCCGAAGTCTTCTTTGACGTTCGCGATGATGGTCTGTAGGCGTTGCAACGGTGTCGCGGCCGCTTCGGCCGCACCGCCGAACTGTTTCGCAACTTCGTCGAGGATCAGTTTCTGTGCGCTGAGCGTGTCGCCCGACTCGACGAGCGTCTTGATCTGTTCTTTCTGCTGTGCAGTGAACGACACGCCAGCCCGTGTCAGTGCGGTCATGCCCCGCTCGGGATCGTTCAACGCTTTCCCGAGCTGCATGGCCGACTGGGTGGCGTCCACACCGAGCGCGACGGACATGTCCGTCGCGAGTTGTGTTGCCCGGTCGAATACGTTGTTGCCTTCCCCGACCTCGTTACGAACCTGCGTGAACGTGAGCAGCAGGTTCGATGCGGCCTGGATCGCTTCGTCGTCGATGCCGGTCTTGTTCGAGATCGCTTGCGCGAGGTCGCTGACTTGTCCGGCGGTGACGTTCGCAGCCTGACCGGTTGACCGGATCACGTTTTCGGTGAGTGCGGTGACTTTCCGCGCTTCGGCCGCTTCGGCCATCATGTCGGAGAACCCGGCGCTCATCGCCCGGAACCCGGCGGTGAGGGCGTTCCCGGCGAACACGCCGGCGGCGATCTTGCCGATCCCGCCGAACGCGGATCCGATCCGCGACCCGAGCGACTGTGCCTCGTTCCCGACCTTACGGAACTCGGACTCGGCGGGTTTCCCATCCGCGAGGATACGGATGACGAATGTTCGTTCGCCTGCCATGCGCGGCCCTTCGTGGACCGCGGCGCTTTACAGCCGGCCGGCAGCCCTTAGTGTGCGGAACTCGGCGAGCAGCTCGGCAGCCGCGGCCGGAATGTCATTAGCACGGGCAGTGCGATAGTCGACCAGGTCAACTGTGGACGGTGCGAACTTGCCGTCGGAGCGGACAACCTGACGGACAGCGGCCGGTTCGGTCCACGCCGGAAGATCAGCAACGGTAAGGAACCGGCCGTTGTTGGTGTGCGTCGCGTGGGGCATACCGTCCGCATGTTGCGGCAGGTAGTAGATCCGGGCAGGGTCTGATGTTGTTGCGTCGCCACGCCCGACCCACTGGTGGGCGGCGTGCCACACGTTGTGCCACCGCCACGCTGCGACCGGCTCGTCGAACGGGACCACAACATGCCAACGAGGGGACATGTCACGGTGCGAATGGGTTGTGTACGCATGCCACCGGTACGGGGCGAGCGTCCCGGTGATCGTCTCGAGCGGGTCGCCGTCGAGGTCGATCACGAACGCGGTGACTGCGTCGACGTGACGGTTGGCACGCCGGCTACCGGACCGGTAGATGGTCGGCGACCAGAGCGGCCCGCGGCGCTTGTCGGCTCGGACAGCATGCTGTGAAAGCACTGCGACCATCGTCGGCCAGTCACCACCAATCGGGACCGGCCGAGTGTCAAACAAGCTCGGGAACTGCACGGCGAGCACGGACCGATTGTACCATCTGACCGGGTCAGGGTCCGCCACTGATCGTGACCAGCACCTTCTCAACAGCGTCGAGATATTCGGCGTTGATCTGGGGGCCCATCCGTCGGACGGTCGGGTAGAACACATACCCGGTGCGGCCAAGATGGGGTGGGAACTGCCGGGTGGTCTTGCGGGCACCACCACCGAACTCTGCGCCGTACCAGACGTCGGTTGCAGCTACCCGATGTTTCCGGCCTTTTTTCCGGCTGCCACGCGGCCCGAACTTTGCCGGTTCGTGCGACAGGTTCAGCATCGAACTGCTGCTGACTCTGATCGTGGGGAGCCGGTCCCGGCGAGCTCGGAGCGACCGTTTCACGATCGTCGCGTATAACTGCGGCGATGGGTGAGATCCCGCTGACGCCTGCGTCGCCTCAACCACTTTCGCAGCGACCTGCTGCGACGCTTTCCGCAACTCGCGGTTGAATGACGGGCCGAGCTGCCGTGCGGTCGCGTTCAAGAACTTCGTGAGCCCTTGCGTTTCGATACCGACGAACTCGGCGCCGGCACCACCTTTCCGCGACCTTGTTGATCGTGTCCCTGTCGGCATCGTGTCACCGTCTCGATTCGATCGCACGCCACCGCAGATATGCCTGCATGGTGAACAACATCCGGTCGGACTGTTCGAGCAGCTGGTCGGGTGCGATTCCGGTTTCGCAGGCGATCGCGGCAATCAGCCAGTGCGCCGAGTGCTCTCCAAAGGGACGATCGCCGATTCGCCTTCTTCGGGTGCGACCTGGTCAATCGTGTCGAGCCACACGTCGAACGGTTCGGTGGTCTTGCCGGTCCGGTGGAGCGCATGCCACGCCAGCCAGCACAGGTCCGTGAACCGCAGTTCGGTCTCGAACTTCGCGACCGACCGGTCGAACTCTCGTTCGAACGCGACAAGGTCAGCCGCCGACGCTACTGCGAGCGTCGCCGGCCGACCGTCCGTGTACGACGTGTTCAGCGCGATCCGCATCAGAAGCCGGTGACGGTTCCGTGAGTCGGCCAGGTCACATCGAACGACGCGAGGTCGCCGACCTGCCCGCCGATCAACGTCGTGTTCGTGACGACACACACGGCCGTGTAGGCCGGGTTCGTTGCCGACACGGCAGCCGACGTCGGCTTCGCAACGACCGTCGCGTACCCGCCGAGCAGGCCGGACAGCGTCGCGTTCACGGAACTCGCCGCGTAGTCAGCGTGGAACGACAGTTTGCACGACCCGGCTTTCGTGCCGGTCGTGCGGGATTCCCACGCAGACCCGAACGATGTGGTGTCGAGGTCTTTCGCTTCGACGGTCAGTTCGATCGACGCGAGATGGTCGGAGAACGACGTGCCGTTCACCGTGATCGCGTAGTCGTTGGTTGAGAGCTTCGCCACGGCTCCCCCTTTCTGGTTAGGCGCGAATCTCGACCGACAGTTCGGCCGAAAGGTATGTCACGTCCCCGAGCACGACGGGTCCGATGTTTCGTGCTTCGGTGACTCGACAATCGAACACGAGCCCTCCGAACGTCCGGTCCTCCTCTAGGACCGTTTTGATCGCGTCGGGGCCGGCAAGCCAGCCGTCGATGCGACGCTGTGCGGCACGTTCGGCAGCACGGCCGGACATGCAAACCAACGCGAACCTGTAGGTGTGACCGCCGCCGGTCTTGAACGCGAGGTCGTAGTCGATCGCCGGATCTCCTAACGTGACGATCACGCACGGCACCGTCGGATTGTCCGGGATTTCTTCGTAGACCCGGATCCGTGGCACGGACCGTAACCGGACAGCGAGCGCCGCCCGCAACTCTGCCAGGCTGATCATGCGACACCGAGCCGCCGATAGGCGTCGACCAACTGTTGGACGTCCGGGTCGAGACCACGACCTACGCGCATCACGCCAATATCGCCGAACCCGGCGACACCGAGCGGACTGTCCGCACGTTTGAAGATCCTGGCCGACTGGATAATCGCCGCTTGTTTCACTGCGGTCGGTGTTGCCGGCCACCCCCACCGTGCGGACACTTTCACCAACGCCTGAAACGCGGTCGGGAACTGGTAGTCGCCGACAGCCCG